TCGGGATTATACATATTGTGCCGCTTCAAAAAATCAGCTTCTTCATCCCGCATATATATTGTAGGTATAGATTCTTTATCGGGCATAGTGAAAATAATGTCCCTTTTCCTAAGAAAATTGGCGTATGATATGTGATTAAACCATTCAAAACCTTTTCGCACGGAACCTTTAACATCATCACCATATGTCATTAACGCAACGACTTCCCTAAAAGGTATTGGCTTCGTGTTATCTGGCCACAACTTATAATATGCGCATCGCATTAACAACGAATTAACAATACAGTTAACATAAACAGTCAAATTATGACCTGATGGATTAGATCCTTTATGAATGATTATATCTCCATTGTAAGCCACGCATGAATAAGCCACTTCAGCGGATATTCCTTTCATTACCAATATATCATCTTCAGAATAGTTCCCGCATTTTTCAGCAATTTCAATTAAGACGGCAAAAGCGGAAATAATCAATTGCGCTGGCATGCGTAAATCATATTTTTCATAATCTCCAGCCAATATGCGTTCTGAACCATGTTTTCGCATAAATTTTGCCAATACGTCCCATTCTGGACCTTGAGCGTTTATACCAACTGCACACTCAGAATCAAGTGGAAACAAAGATAGTAAGCGAACAATAGGTAAAAAATATTGTCTTAACAACATTTGGAAGGCCCAGTCAGCAGCTTGAAAAATGCGTACTTTTTCCTTTCCTATTTTAGTGGGCTCATCTTTTGCGCATGCTTTGAAAATGGCATAACAGCGTTCACCCTTTAACAGGCTAGATCGCATACTATTCATTTGATCAATAATTTTAGGATCTGCTTCTGCGGAACACTGAAAATCTGGAAAATCTTCTGGATCCAAAAGCCTTATCATATCTTTCTTTGGACCTTTTAAGGGAAAACCTTTAGAAGTACTGCGCTTTATGGCATCTATGAAACGTTTACCATCCTTTCCACACAGAGTCTCCATTATAGTTAGAGGCGTTAATTCGTTATAAACCATTT